GTTCTTATGTCGAACTCCTTGTTCTTAATGCTGGTGAGAACCCCGAACACCAGGTCTATCCCTATGGCAGATATCACCACCAACAATGCTGGATATACTTCCTTAGGTATTTCAATCACTAGGTCTAACACACTAATCACCTCCTACTGTTTTACCAGGTCTGCTGCCTTCACTGCAGCAATTACGGTCTTGCCCTGGTTGATTACCACTCTGTCACCGTTGATTTGACTCACGGTGTAGGTGGTGTTGTATACGAAGTTTGCTAACCCTCCACCTGTGTAGGTCTTGGCACCTTTCTTCACTCGCACCTTGTCACCAACTTTAATCCCCTGTTGTGGCACTGGCTTGGTTGCTGATACAGGTGAACCTGCCCTGGTCGTGATGTATACATCATAACCTGCCTTCTTAAGCTTGTTTGCCAGATTGTCAGCATTCTGCCTGTTCTTAAAGGCACCAGTCTGTACTTTATAGAAACCATCTGCCATTACCATGTAAGTGTCATAACCGTCTGCCTTCAGCTTGTTGTACATATTGTCAGCGTACTCCTTGTTCTTGAAGGCTCCCACCTGAACACGGTATAAGGTCTCATCTTGTGGTTTAACTCCTAAAATGTTGCAGATAACGTCAGCCTGTACCTGTGCCAATTTCCTTAAGTTACTGTCTTGCTTCAGCCATGCCTCGTCTTGAGGATTGTCATGGAACCCACTCTCTACCAGAAAAATGTGTGGACAACCAACACTGGCTGCAGCCCTGATTACTCCATAGTAGTCAACTCCAGGCTTATTAGGATACTCTCTTGTTTTTGCACCCCTGTCAGGATTGTTCATCAAAGTGGAGATAGCTTTTGACAGTGCCTGTGCGTGAACTTTATCTCCAGGTCTCTGCAGTGAATAATATACCTCCACACCCCTTACCTTACCATTGTAGGCATTACTGTGTTCACTGATGAACATGTCATATCCCTTAGCCTTGGCACCCCGTGCAGCCAGTGATGGGTCTTGGTTCTGGGTTCTGGTTAAGTCTGCCTGAACACCCCTGCTCACCAGTGCCTGCCTAAGGTAGTTGGATAGCGTCCACATTCCCTGGTACTCGTAGTATCCTGTTGGCCCACGGTTAACGTTCCCAGGTGCGTGTCCTGGGTCAATCATAACCTTCTTGCTCATAAAATCACCTCCAATTTAGTATATCTGATTATTTGAGAAAGAACCCTATTAGTGTTAGTAACCACCCTGCTACTGCTATCACTAACAGGATTATCTCCTTGGAGTCCTTGAAGGTCTCCCTTCTCGAACTCCTTGCTGCCTCCATGTCGTTAACCTTGTCAACGTTTCTGTGTACAATCTCAGTGAGTGTCTTCTGTGACTCCATCACGTCGTTGAGTGTCTCCCTCAGGTCGTTATATTTCTTCATCTGTGCCTGGGTCTCTGCCATCTCAAGCCTGATTTCATTCATCATTTCGAACAGGTCTTTGTTGGTGTACCACTGCTTGTTTTCATTCACGTCCATGGCTGCACCCCCCTTACTTATCGGCGTCGGGTAGGTAGTCGAATACCCTGGGGTCTTCCTGTCCCAGTGTCCACATACCAATGCCCTTCGCACCATATCCACCGATGATGTCGGCCGTCTTCATGAGTGCCTGGGAGTCACCATTCCATGCCACGGAGAACCCCTCAGCGTCCCCCACGTATATGGCCCTAGTCCATATCCCAGCGTCCACGAACTCAAGCTTCACATCCTTCTTTCCACTCCAGGCCTCCACTGTGGCCACCACGGAGTGCCTGTAGTCCAAGTCCCACTCAGGCTCATCCACCTCGGTACTCTCTGGGTCAAGGCCTGAGTATTTTAGGTACCCGAACTCGTCGTATCCTACATTTCTCTCCACTTCACCGTAGGTGTGTCGTTGTCCGTCCACCACCACGGCCAGCTTTTCCATCGGCTCGTATCTGTCGGTGGTCTGAACTGAGAATTCATATAGTCTCATCCTCCCACCCGTCACATACACACCGTATGCCCCTGTGGATGGCAGTCCCGATATACTCCTCTGAATATACCTGGTGGAACCGACCTCCCCGTAGAACACACCGTTGTGTACCGTGGCAACCATGGTGAACTCCCTGCCCTGCATACCCTTCATTGAGTCGCTCATAGGGACGCTCTCCAATACCTGCCAGGTAGAGCCGTTCTCGTAGACCAGCTTCATGGTTCTGTCGCCGTAGTCTGCCAGGAATAGGTAGCCCTCATCTGACCTACCTCTCTGACTCGCTTTGAACCTGATACCACCTGCTTGTGAACCAGACTCTATCATCATCCTCATCTCAGTTCTTATATTACAGGAAAATCCCTTATCAAGAACTAGTTGACCATCATTACAGTGCACATATCCGTCCTCGTGAACCTTCCACTCGCCAGAACTATATCCGACTGGGCTTATATCTCCCACACAGATGATTTCGTCCCCCACATCGTACGGGTTATCCCCACCACCCTTTGAGTAGACAGAGGGATTGGCCTTCCTGTAGTATGGGGTTCTCGACAAGTCGTCCCCTGGGACCTCCTGCTTGGCGTATGGCCTCATGCTGTCCTCCCAGATGATGGCTGGACGTGGGACACGCCGAATGGTCTCGGCCACTATGGTTAGGTCATCGGGAAGGTCTGCAGGTCTCTTCGTAACCATGCCGTCCTGGACGCTATCCCTCTCGAATAGCTGCTGGATATCTGGTGTGACCTTCAGTCCACCACCCAGGAACCGTTGTTCGAATGAGTCACATATCACGAACCCGAATATCACTGCTCCACCGTAGGTTCGGGTGACCTCGACGGTATTATTCCCTGAGAAGTCCCACTCCCCACAGTCATAGTAGTGACTGGCTGTCACATGGTGGGGGTACCAATCTTCTAGGCTGTCTCCTCCTATGGTGTAGGGGCTCCCGTTGACCTCTATGTCAATTCTGTCTGCACCGTACGCTGGGAATGCAACCAGGGCAACCAGCCTCTGCCTCCCCGTGGAGTTGAAGGTATACCTGACCCTGCCTGGCTCGGACAGGATTGGTTCCCCGTCGTCCCATCCTGCGATAGCAGGGACACACTTCTTAAGGTTCTCGTCGTAGGCGAACCTCTGCACCCCCACGGTGTACCCCTGAAAGGTCGTCGACGGTATCCCCTCATCATCTCTCGTTTGGGTGTAGCTCTCGGACACCTCCCCAGACCTACTGCCGTCAGGCACCACCTCGGACACCCCCTCGAACAGTGGCCTCTGCCTCTTCGAATAGCTGGTTATAAACCTCGTCTGGCCATAGGTTCCCCTATTTATATTATATAACTCATNCATGTGCTGTATATCAAACTTATCATATATGTGGAAGTAACTGACCTGGTAGTGACTCTCATCGTCATGATAACCACAGAAGGGTAGGAACGGTTGGTCACTCCACCAGAATGTACCATCTGGCCTCCTGGCTCCCTCGTTGTGTTTGAACAGGCCGTTCTGCCACTGGATAAGGTTCTTGTAGGTGACTGTGTTACCCATTCTACCCTCCTCACTGATTGGCCAACGCCTGCCATAGGCTGCGTTACCGATAAAGACTCTATCCATCGGTAGCACCTGGCTCACCCAGTCTAGAACGTCCCTAAGCCACCATACGGGTGTACTCGGGCCAGGTGCTGAGCCTCCCCAGCTGAAGTCGTAGGTCATCAGTTGAAACTCATCTACACCTGCCTCCAACATGAGTGGATAACTATGCCAGGCGTAGTAGTTCGGGTTGTTGGCACCCGTCATAGCATATAGGTTGGCTCTCAGCTTGATACCCAGTGGCCTGCACACTTCCTGCTTTAGTCTGGCTAGCAGGTCTCGGTACTTCTCCCCGTCACCAGGCTTCATTCCTACACGCTCGAAGTCGGCCTCAATGTCCCTGATTGGGTATCCTGCTGCGATATATAACTCAGCAATCTTCCTGACCTGCCTCAGAAAGGTGTCCTGAACGCTAACGCTGTCCATCAGGTTTCTCACTACTGGGTCGTTGAAGGCAACAAGCTGCATTCCCCATCTGATGTCCTGGAAGGTCTCCATCATGTACCTCAGTGATGTCGGCACCCAGGAGCTTATTTCAGACTCGTCGGGCGTGAGGACGTCCTGGCTCGTGGCCTTGAAGTTATATATTGTTCCATCTGGAGCCACACCAAAGTCGTGCAGTCCTATGGCGTAGATTTTGTGGTGATACTTCTCGATTGCGTCCAGGAAGCCCCTCTCGTTGACCCCCCAGTTCCTCGGTGCGTCTGGATTGACGACGACCCACTCCCCACCTATCTTCTGTTTGTACTGGTTGAATTGTGCACTGCTTGGTGCATGTAGTGTCCATGACAGTAGTTTCATATCTTCCCACCTCCTAACTCGTATTGTACTAGCTCCACCACACCGTGGAACCCAACACCACCATCGGTCATATACTCGACGTCCGTGACCCCTCCCCACTCATCCTCCAGGGTCTCGGTCATGAGCTTGTAGAACTCAATCCTGATACGGTACGAACCAATGGTCGCAACCATGAACGCCTGCCTTGGTGTGGTCAAAATTCTAGGTTCTCCCTGGACTTTACCAACGTCAAGGTGTCTTANCCCCAGTGGCTGTGGAACGCCTCCTACTGTGGCTGTGCGTGTGCTGGCGTGTAGCTTGATTTCCGTGCCTGCACTCGCCCCGTCCAGGTAGAACTCCCTGGTGTACCTCCTGTTGAGTGGGTGTGCCTCGTCAATGTCGCTGAACACTCCCCACTCCAGGTCTGTGCCGTAGTTGGTCGAAATCTTCAGGAGGTCGTAGTCGTCTTTGGGGTAGAGTGTCAGGTCAAGTCCTGCCATGACCACAGGTCTAGTGTGGTGCTCATGATATACATTTGGGACTACCATCACGTCGTGGCCTCTACCAACGATGTTAAAGAACCTGTTGCTCACGCCCTCGAACACCCTCGGCTGATATCCCTGGTAGTTATCATTTCCCACCCCTGTCTCCGACTCATCCAGGGTTGACTCCACAATCTTGAGTATTTCCTGTGTGTTAGGCAGGTGTGCAGTGGCTTGCTTGCCACCCTGCAGCATCAAGTCAGTGATTACCAGTTCCCCGTAGAACTTCTCGGCAACTACCTTAACCTCGAATGACTTGACCTTCTTCCCCTCCTCGGGTTGGAACACCTGCAGGTACCTCACGAACTCACCCATCTACATCACCCACCTTATCTCCGATGGATGGCCGTTCCACTCGGTTGGTATGCTCCCACCCTGCAGCATGATGTCGGTGATGAATACGGTTCCCGTGAACCTGTAGCCAACCAATCTCACCTTGACACTGACGACCCTCTTATACGTGTCTGCAGGTATTACCTCGTATTCCCTCATGCCTTCCACCTCCTATGTGAGTGGCAGGAACTGGGTCTCAGTGCTGCCATCCTCATATTCTATCTCCACCTCTATGCCTATCTTGGTGCCCCCAGTCTTCTCCACTCCAGTTACGTCGGCCTCGAAACTGATTGTGAAGTTCTCACGGTTGGATGGGTACACCACCTGTTCCATATACTTCTCCTGGCTTGGGTCCCCCACACACTTGAAACTTGCCGTCCCTGTCTTACCTTGGGTGGCGTCAATCTCCCACCCTACATTGCTCCAATGTGAGAACCCATCATCTGCTCTACTGTTCATCAAGTAGTTGAATACCATCAGGTTCAGCATGTCAGTCTTGTCTATAGTGTCTGCTGACTCTAGCTGTCCTGCCACGTCCCTAACACTGTCTAATAGGTCTCTCAGGTCTGGACTCTTGGCACTAAGTTCAAGGTCGCTGTCCCATGGCTTGATTACGTTGTACTCCCACCTGACTATCCTAGTCTTGACGAATATACCCAACTCCTTGTCGTAGGTGGTTACCAGGTCTCCCAACTTGAACACCTCGTGACTCAACCCTGTCTGGAATGACAAGTCAGAAGCCTTTACAATGTAGCTCTCTCGTGGCTTGGATATCTCTGCCAATATCTCCTCAGCCTTCTCCTTCAGGTGGAACGGGTTGGTGAACCTCTCGTCGTGGAAAATCTTTACCTTAACCTTGTCGGTGTACTGGTAGTTCTCCACATACTCCCTGCCCTGGTTGACGTCGCTGATTGTCAGCCTGTTCTTCCCGTATGGGTAAAGCTTGGTGGCTAGCTCCTCGGTGGACTGCTCTGCCTCTATGCTTCTCATGTTCTTTCCTGTTACTATTGCCACTCCTGGGTCTCCACCCACTCTAGTTCTTAGGTGGACAACCCGTCTGTCGGTGTCGAACTCCAGTTCGCCACCCCATATCTCTGGAACCTCCCACAGTGCAGATAGCCTGTTGGTTAACTGCTCGTCTACCGTGAAGTCCCTCCTGTTAACCAACTCAACGTCACCCAGGCTCCAGCCCGTTCCTGCCAGAATTGCCTTCATGACTGTTTGTGGATACTCATTCGTCCACTCAACCGTGCCTGTCATAGGCTCACTGTACTTCAACTCGTACCAGGACGCCTCACAGTACACCTCCATGTAGATACTGCCACTCTCAGGTCGGATTATGTTACACCTCCTGATGACATACTCCCTGTCAGTAACCCTGATGTATCTCTCGTTCTTGATGTAGGTGTGCTTGTCGTCGCTGAACGGTAACGTGAATGTCAGTGTGTGCTCCCCGTTAATCTCCTCGGCTATAATGGTGTCCCGTGCATTCTCCAGAACTGCCAGCACCCTCCTGCCCTCGTCCAAAACCACAGGTCTTGCCTTAGCCAAACGCTCGTAGAAGTTTGGAACGACAGGTACAAGGTCGGCACTGTCGTTGTACCTGACCTTGCCAACTCGGTTATATCTGATTGTGTTGAGTTGGTTGTACCTAATCATTACTCCTTCCTCCTCACGAATATTGCAGGTAACGCCTCACGTGTTTCTGCATCTAACATAGTTGCACCTGTTGGGAACGGGTTCCTCGGTGTGCTTGAGCTGTAGGTTACGCTCGTCCTATATGCCACGTAGCTCTTAGCTGGGTTCCAGTCGGTGGCAAACGCCATCAACGTGCTGGTCTTGACACCCTGACACCCCTGCTTACCGTCACTGTGGAACCCTACCCAGTAGAGTCCAGGTTCCAACGTGAAGTTCAGTTCACTGTAGACTAACCCTGCACTCCCCACCCACTTGTGGACTGAGTACTCCAATTGCCCAGGGTAACAGTTCCCGTTGTCCTTGTACACCAACAACCACATACCTCCCCCACCTGGGGTTAAGTTGTTGGCACCAATACAGTCGAAGGTGATTGTCTCTGGAATGAACAGTGGCAGGAGGATTATCTCGTGTGCTAGTTGCTCCATCCCACCCGTGCCCCTGTAACTGGCTCCAGAACCAATTATAGCTGGGGTACGGTACTGTCCTGGTACGTAGATAGGGAATGGTAGCGTGAACCCTCCTCCACCACCTCCTTGGTTCTGCTGCAGGTCTTCAATGTCTAGTCTGTTGGTCTCCACCTGGGAAGCCAATTCAGACTCTCCTGTCAGGTGGGTGAAGTCTGCCGTGATTACGTCTTCAGGTGCCTGCTGCACATGAAACACCACTGCCCCGTACCCTGCATATAACACGTACTCACCTGGGTCTACCGTGGTACCGTTCCTCTTAACTATGGGCGTCGGAGAATTAACCCAACTCCCCACGTTACTCTCATATATCCTATACTGCAGGCTCACGTCGTCCTGGTCGGCTACTGGTGTCAACACGTAGTCACTCTTGGTCGTAGTCTGGTACCCCAGGGTATCCTCGACTCTGTTAACTGCCTTGGCAATTCCGTTGATATGTGCCGATATTAGACTGTCTGCAGTGCCTAACTTGGTAAAATCTGACTTAGCCATGTTTATCCCTCCTTTACAACCACCTGCTCCTGCAGGTCATCTTGACTGTATTAATGCTATCCCCTGCTACTTTGAAGTTGTTTAAGCCTGGTCTTGTCTGCAGAAAGTTCAGTGTTGATAGATAGTTGATTGCACTTCTACGCTCACCTTCTGCATCCTGCACATAGGCTGTCATCCAATTGCTGTCTATGGCTAACGTATCACCGTGGGCAAGCCCACCAGTGTAGTCCATTGTCTCACCGTTCAAGGTTATACTTACCTGCCCACTGATTGCTCCAGTTATCTCAATGATAGGCTCACTCTCAACAGTGCCTTTCCTGTTGAAGTCGTGTGTGCCTGCTCCCTGGAACTCAAACACGTCGTCTTCCACTGCATACCAGAAAGGTTCTGGACAGAAGAAACTTAGTGTTGCTTCCCCATGAGTTGCCAGTGTTGGCAGAGGAGACTCACCTGTAAGGATAGCCATAATATACTTGTCTGGCTCGTCTGTGAAGATGAGTCTCTTCGGCTCATTCTTATGCAGTGCTGCTGCAATCTCACGTCTACGTTCATGGAGTAGGTGTATTGAGTCTTCAGAAACAACCACCTGGACAGGTAGGGTGACAGGCTCGTGCTTCTTGTACATGAACAGAACCCCGTGCCTGCCCTCGACGTCGACTAACTCCAGTGTTTGACCTGGCATAATTGGTCTCTGGATATCCCTGATGAACATTAGCTCCCCCAGGTCAACCCCGTCGTATATAATCATTACCCCTACCTCCTTCCTCTTGCACTGTCTCTACTGTGTTGCTGTCTCATTAGGTTCTTACTGATGTGTGGCGTGGTGGCTCGTGCAATCTCCCTGCTGTCTAGGTAGATTGGCACCTCAACCACGAATACCCCACCGTCTGCACCTGCTACTGCAGGTGTGCCCATCCTGCTGGCTATCATCTCGGCTAGTTTACCCAGAACGGTCTCATTCAGTGGGATAACTGCCTCGTCGTACCTACCCTCACCGATAACTGCAGGTGTCGGATTGCCACCCTTGATAAATCCACCTCTGGCTAGGTAAGGTATCTTAGGAATGTTGAAACCTATGGTACCTCCACCTTTACCACCTATAAGTGGAACCCAATCAGGTACCTTAGGTATCTTAATCTGCACCTTGTTCAAGGCTCCTATCAGTCCATTGATTATACTGATAATTCCATTCACAGGTGCTTTGATGAACCCTACGATTGCCTCCCATACAGACTTGGTGGTGTTCTTAATGCCATTCCATATGCCAGTAATCTTGTCCTTAATCCAGTTGAATGCTGTGCCTATGGCATTCTTTATACCATTGACGATACCTGTAATCACACTCACGATACCGTTCCAAACCGTGCTGGTAACATTCTTTATGCCATTCCAAACGTTGTTAATAACGTTCTTGACTACTTCAAGTGCCTTGTTGAATATCTGCTTGATGTTCTCCCAGGTGTTGATGAAAAACGCTTTTATCTCATCCCAGTGGGTGATGATAATCCCAATTGGGTGGTACTTCATGAACAAGTCTATGATGAAACTCAGTGCTGCATTGAAGATGTTCTTGATACCTTCCCAGATACCAGTGAAGAAATCAGCAATTGCCTGGAATACTGACGTAACCGTCTCTTTGATACCATTCCAGATACCAGAGAAGAAGTCAGATATGGCTGTCCATACAGTCGTTGCTACGTTCTTAATACCTTCCCAGATACCTGTGAAGAAGTCGGCTATCCCCTGGAATATACTCATGGCTGTCTCCTTAATCCACTCCCAGCTATCAGATAGCCACTGACTCACGGTATCCCAGTTCTTCCATAGGAGCACTATTGCAGCAATCAACGCCATGATTGCCACCACTATCCAGGTGATTGGGTTTGCTAGGAGTGATGCATTAAACAGATTGCTCACTGCCGTAACTGCACTCCATGCTGCCTTCAACTTGCTGAATATCCCGATTATGGTTCCCACTACCCCCACTATCTTACCTAAAATCATGAGAACTGGTCCAACTGCTGCTACAACCCCCAGTATGGTCAGTATGGTCTTCTTGGTGTTATCGTCTAGCCCTGCAAACCACTCAATCAAGTTACTTATCTTCTCCCCGAAGCTCTGTACCAGGGGAATTATTGTGTCCTTAATGATGGGTGCCAACTGTTCTCCCAGTTGTATCAGGATACCTTCTGTCTGGGAAGCTAGTGCCCTGAACGCACCTGCCACGTTGTCTTCCATGGTTGCAGCCATTTCCTCAGCTGTTCCACTGGAGTCGTACATGGCCTGCTCCAGTTCCTTGTACTTCTCACTGCCCTGCTCCAGCATGATGTTGGCACCCCTAATGGACTGCTCACCGAATATGGCTCCAAGTGCAGCGTCTCTCTGTGCTGTGGTCAT